TATGCCGCTGAAATTTGGCTCAATACACTATCTTCTTCAACTTTTTTAGATAAATCAGGTACCATGCCGGCCGCCTGCTCTGCAAGCTGTGCCCGCTGTAGTTGTTCCTGCTGCTGGGCGGCAATGGCTTTAATCTCCGCAACATCTTCCCGGCTGAGCAGTATTTCTTCAGGTGTGTTACCACTTTCTAATATCTTACGCATAAGCTCATCGCCATCAACCACAATATCAGAATCAGGTGCAACGCTCATAACAGCATTCATATTCGCCACGGTTTGAAGCAAAGTACCAGTCTCGTAGTATTGCTGCAATATCTGAGCTAAAGGCCCGATGTACTGTATGTCAATCCTGCCATTCTGTGACTGTAGAACTTCATCAGGAACTTCCGGTGCGCGGCCTGAATTAAGCTCGATCTCGTATATCCTGTCAAACTCCCGGTCTGTTATTCCGCTAAGTGTACCCAGGAAAGGAGCCATTAACACTGCCCGCTCTGCCTGCATACCCCTAACCATGTCGATGTTCTTGTAAGCCGAAGCGTCTGCACTGTTAAGGGCAAGGAATAGGCCTTTGCCGAATCTCTGGTCAACCAACGCTTGCCATTTTTCGTGATTGTTCTCGCCAAATGGATAGCCACTGCTGTCAATCAACCGAGATACAAGATCGCCCATCTTGAGGCCCTGCATCTCCTTATTGCCGACAAATGTCTTGCCCGCCGCACCGGTTCTTAATTTATGCTTCAATGCCGAAGGGATCAACATAGCCGGTCTTGCTGCCTGCTGTGAAGCAATTAGAATGTCCCTGCCCATAAAGTTGGCGGTAAGAATCTCAACGAACATCTGGCTAACGATACCGCGTCCATACGATTCATTGCTTGGCCTGTTAAGGCTCCAAGGGATCGGGTTTAGTGTTTCTGATCCGTCATCCTTGATTATCTTCTTGAACTCAACATTCAAATACTTATGCTGCCATTTCATATTAACAACGCCAGCCTTGCCAGGTTCATAATCCTTATTCTTATAGATGGCGTGGATGATAGTAGCTTTCTGGTTTGGATTCGTAACCAGTGCCAGTTTTTGGCTTTCGCTTAGACTTCCTTCGCCGAATTCATCTTTGATCTGTCCAATCGTCTTCTTGAATCTGTGATGAATAGCAACTATTCGGCCCCAGAAATCCCTCCGTACCCTGAACTCGCGGGGATGCGGACACATAAACATCTGCTTGCCGCTTTCTTTATCTTCCTCGATATACATGAACGAATCACCGATAACACCTGCATCATTAATGCTTACTAATTTCTGATTGTAATAGTTTGCTTCATCAGGCCCACTCTGAGTCAGAACCGCGCGTAAGTGTTCGTCGGTATCCTGTAACCATTGCCGAACACGCTTGCTGTCCATCAGCTTCATGTCAGACATCTGTTGAACCCACCAGTTTGTACTTTTCGGCATGTAGTTTCCAAGTATGCCGTTGCCCCATACCTCCCTTGCAGCTATAGCCGTAGGGTCATAAATGACGCGGGATTTCTTGGTACGTTTCTTGTCGTCGAAAGTATTGTACCAGTCCATCGCAGGTTCACGGCCGGGGTATGTCAACTGGATCGCAAGCTCTTTTAGCTTCTCGCAGTCTTTAAACTCCGTGTCCATCCGCTCTTGATCGTCGGTTATGTTTTTAGGTGTTATGGTCATTAACCAGCCCCTAATTTCTTACGTGAGATATTAGCATCACCCGTCACCTGATTCAGTATCGTAGCTCTTCGCCGCTTCGCTAAAGCCTTGCGGGTGGTCTCATCGGCAATGTTGCTTTGCTGGATTTCCTTCACCGGCTGTGCTATTTCCTGCTTAGGTGGCTTTGGTTTTCCGCCAAACAGTGAGTTTCCCATGTTATATTTCCTTTATAAATTGCTCAGCCCCATCGGGTTTTCTTCGTAATATTCATCGTCATCATCGCTCAGGTTATAGATAGAGGAAACAGCGTCCACCTTATCGAACGCCCATAATCCAATGACAAACATATCACCATGATCAGGGGACGCTCCATGCCTTACCTTAATGCTTGATTTTGGCTCAATTATTAACTTTCCTTGCCGGAAGTCATAAGTCGGCCACATAAGTTGATCTTCAATCGTCGCATCTAGGCTCGGGCATGATACAACATATTTGATACCGTTCCACTCAACAAAGCCATCTGCTAGCATAGTAGCAGCCTTCCACCACGCCTCAGCCCTTAGATTGTAGAATTTAGGCTTTCCAGTGTTGGGATCGATCACCGTACTGAACCCTTGCGGACAATAAACCAACGCATCATGCCCAAGAGCGGACAACTCGTCAACTACCGCAGCCCCTATGTCACCACCAGTAGCCTCAACAACTATCGGTATTTCCCCGTATTTATTCGACTCAATCGCCAATCTTGAGCTTATTTCAGTGGTTTTAGTCTTGCCAAACTCCAACTTTTCAACGCAGTCAGTATTGACAAACCTGCCAATAACCGTCTTATCGTCTCCAAATCTCGCAGTGTCAACAACCAGGAAATGCTTTAGCTTCTCAGAAATAGGTGTTCGCGTCTTAGCGCATTCAAGCCATTTACCTAATATGACCTGAGCTGCCCCTTCTAATGCAGACCAGTCCCCGTCCATATAAGCAGCTAAGAGTTCGGGCCTATGCCCAAATGCATCCTTTAGCGTCTGAATGTAACTATCCGGCAAGTGTGGGTTATCACTTGGCAATGCTGATACAAACTTAGCATTGTCCGGGCAATTAGTAATGAAATCGGACTTTAACCAGCACTGGCGAGGGTTTGCAGTGTATAACTCCTTAAATGGTATATCCACAGCCTTGCCTTTACGATCCTTAATCACCATACGCAAAGAACCGCGAAGCACTGATATTTCGTCTTTTGTCACTTCCTCAGCTTGATCGACCGCAAAAGCAATGTATTCAGCACTGTTGAACTTGTTGATATTGGCCTGTTTATCGAGTCCACCGTAATCAATAGCGATTCTACCAGCTATAAGAATATGCTTGGGGTCTTTCTCAGTGCCGCCTTTAAGCTCATAATATTCCTCTGGGATGACTTCGCGCCATGTTTGCAGAGTTGTTGCCGTAAGGTCGGTAGCTTGTTTACGGCCAAACCACGCAACATGGGGGGGGTTCGTTGACGGTTGCAGATCGGCCATTACTGCTATTTCCCAACAGAACGTAAACAGCCAGACGCAAAGAAAGAACGACTTCCCACCACCTTTAGCCCCCCCGTAAAGGATACGGCGGATATTTGGATCGTCAAGAGCTGTCCACGCCTTATCCTGGCGAGGTGTCAATTCTGATTGCAATTGAATATCAGTACTCATTACGCTTTAGGCCTCTTGATTATTGGGGGTAATAGTCTTACATCGCCTGATAGCTCAGTTTCTTGCTTCTCATGCAGTCCGTGATTAGCAGATAAGAGCATTTTTCCTATCGTCGCATTCCCTGTACCGTTCAAACATCTATTTATGAGCTGCGATTGCTGACTTGTCTTCACTTTCTCTAATGCACAAAGGAATTTGCCGTGCGTTTTGCCCCAGGTGTCTATCGTTACGAGGCTTACATCCAGTAATAGCGCAACGCCTGCCCTTGTTGGAAGTTCTCTTTCTTTTTCTTCATCAGTGTTAAGGCAACCCTCTATGTAGTCTGTTACTTTTTGGCAGAACTCAGGCTTGTACTTTGTTGGCTGCCCGGCTTTCGCCCTCCGGTTTACGGCCTTTTTCTTCTTTACTGTCTTTTTGTCTTTCTTTGCCATTATGTAAGCTCCATTTGTTTTCTTACATCGTGCATTGTATTGGCTTCAAATGAGTTTATGTCGGTTACTGCTTGATCTAGTGCTAGATGTGTTTGTACATCATTGCATTCACCTTGCAATAGCAGCAGGTTCCTGTTGATGTTGTGCGTTGCTTCTGATATGGCTTGTAGTCTTGGGTCCATTATTTAAACCTCTTCAAACCACGCCATATGCGGTTTTCTTCGGTGAATTCCTTGATAGTGTCAGTGCTTAAAGCCTTATCCCTTAACGCTTTCCTTTTGGTGTCATTGATTTGGTCAATAGCCCCTTGTCCTTGTGATAAGTTGAGTTTTGGTTTTGTTCTCATACTGGTCACTCTCATTTATATCCCGC